AGTTGGCTAACTTCCACTTGGCGACCACTACTAATGATGATTATTGTTTCTATTATTGCGCTAAACTACCTAATTTTTCCACTAATAAGTCTTACTTTAGGAGTTCCTTTAGAAATTGACCTTCCTTCAGAACTCTGGACACTACTAAACATTGGTGTTGGTGGTTACGTTGTAGGTCGCTCTGGTGAGAAAATTACAGAGACTATTACAGGAAGATAAGAATGAAACTAAAAAACTTTTATAGGAAAACAGTAATGAAACTAAGTAACTTAAAACTATCAAACCTATTCTCAAAAACTCCAACAAAACAAAGTAAACAACTTAAAGCCTACAACCTTGCTAGAACCTTTATTGGTATGAAGGAAGTTGTTGGTACTGTTCACAACGAAGAAATTGTTAAAATGTTTGCTGAAGTTGGCCACAGTTGGGTTAAAGACGATGAAACCGCTTGGTGCGCTTCTTTTATTGGAGCTATGTTTGAAAGAACTGGCACCACAAGCACTAGACGTTTAGACGCAAGGTCTTACTTAAAGTTTGGTGTTCCTGTAAGTGAACCTGACGCAAAAGAAGGTGACGTTGTTATCTTTTGGCGTGTAGCAAAAGACAGTTGGCAAGGCCACGTTGGCTTCTTTATTCGGTACACTTCAGGTGGTGACATTGTAGTACTTGGTGGTAACCAGTCTAACCAAGTCAGTGAAGCTGTCTATAAGCACAGTCGTCTTTTAGGCTTTACTCGGGCTGAGTAATAAATACTCCCGACTAATGATACAGCATCAAACTAAGGACAGGTGAAAACCTGACAGTCCTAAACTTTAGGGCCTCTAGTACTGCTAGAGGTCCTTCAAACTTAACAAAAATAAATACTCCCGACTAATGATAAGGGTGCTACAAACGGTGTCGCTTGTCTTTAGTACTATACTTATTTTACTATAAGTAACTATAGTTATAAAGATAAAAAAAAAAAGCATAAAATTTAGAAAGGTTGTCCTAATGAGTAAAGTTAGAACCCCCGGTTCTCCTGTTACAAAAAGTGTAGGTGATCCTTCAGACTCTTACTTAACACTTCTCCCTATGTGGAAAAAGTCAAGAGCTATACTACAAGGTGAAACTTATGCTAAAAGCCACGATGAGTTTGTAAGCTTTGATGGTTCAAACCTACTTATACCTTTTTCTCCTACTATGTCTCAAGCTCAGTTTGAGTTTTATAAACATGAAGCAGAACTACCGGGGTTAACCTCTCAGTACTGTAGAGTTCTTATTAGTGCTCTACTTAGGAAAAAGTCTCAGTTAAAACTACCAGACGAGCTAGGTGACGAAGCACTAGAGTGGATTGAAAAAGACTTTACTTTAGACGGTCAAAGCTTGTTTAACTTTCTTGATAACGTTATTTGGGAAGAACTTCAAACTTCAAGAGCTTGGATTTTTGTTGACTACCCTGACGTTTCAGACGTTGAACTAGAAGCTATGTCTGATGTAGAAAAAGAAAAAATTAAGCCTTATCCTACTGTTGCTACAGCTGAGAGTGTAATTAACTACCAAGTAAAAACTCACCCAGTTACTAAAGCAAAAACTCTGTCTAGGTTTGTTACTAGGTACCTCACAGAAACTTACGAGGCAGATAACCCTTGGCACCCAACTTACGTTGATACGGTTGCAGACCACTACTTAGATGAAGCTGGCTTTTTTGTTATTGACTTATACAAGCTAAACTCTGTTGCTAGTGACGTTGAAGTTAACAACGGTACAGTTACTAAAGACTACAAAGATAAGTCTTCCTTAGCCTTTGAAAAGTATGCTACAATCCTACCTCAAATGTTTGGTAAACGTATTTCTAGAATTCCTGCGTGGCCACTAAACGGTCAAGTTGAACCTATTGAACCTATACTTATGCCACTTATTGATAGAGAGGTCTCTCTCTACAACAAAGTGTCTCGTAGAAACCACTTACTCTACGGAGCAGCAACTTACACTCCTATTGTTAAGTCAAGCATGACGGATGACGAGTTTAACACGTTAGTTAGCGCTGGTTTAGGTTCTTGGTTAAGAGTTCGTGAAGGTGAAGACATTACTGTGTTAGAAACTCCTACTGCTGCTTTAACAGACATGGATAGAGCAATTACTTCTACAGTAGATGAAATGGCCAAAATGGGTATTCGTATGCTTTCTCCTGAGCAAGACTCTTCTGGGGTAGCACTAGAAATTAGAAACGCTTCACAAACAGCTATGCTAGGTACTCTTAACGCTAAAATCTCAGGTACTATGAGTGAAGTTATTGCCTTTATGCTTAACTGGAAGTATGATAAGGACTACACAGGAAACGACGTAGACTTTGAACTTAGTTCAGACTTCTCTCCTATGGTTGGTGGTGACGCTGCTATGCAACTTATCACTAACTGGTATCAGAGTGGAATTATCTCTCGTGACACCTTTGTTAGGATTGCTAAGTACAACGACTACTTACCTGCTAACTATAACGATGAAGAAGCTGTCATAGCAATTCAAACAGACCCTCTCATTAACAACTTTAATGACGACGGAGTTACTGTTGAAGAATAATAACTGGGTGCTACTAGTGTAGGCCTGAGCTTTGGAAGCTTGGAGGAAAGGTGCGATTCCTTTTACCCTGACCAACTACAACTGCCGCGCGGTGGTGAAACAGTATCATTTGAGGTTCATTCCCTCAAGTTGTCGGTGCAATTCCGGCCTGCGCAACCAACCCTCTCTTACTACTCACTGGAGTACTAGATGATAACTACTGCAAACCAAAACATTTTCGATCGCATTATTCAGCACTCTGCTGACGTTAGACTCTACGAAGAGGGCGTTCAAGTTAACAACAGACGTATTATTCGTAGACACCGTTCTAGACTTAAAGACTTACTTAAAAAAGACATTAAACATGATGTTTCTAGAGAAGTCAGTAGGTTTACTACAGAGTTAGGTTCTAATATTTTTAGGTCTTTACGTGACCTTTCTACTTCTGAGTTAGACTTTTTTACAGATAACCTTTATAAAGAGGTAAAGACTTTTTATGATGCTAGGCGTCCTCGTATTAGAGAACTCTTAACAGAAATTGAAGGGCCAAGTATTAAAGGCTCAAGGTCTGTTCCTGCTAACATTAAAAACATTGGTACAGCAGAGCTTATTCGTATTCAGTCTAGAGTACGTTCAGGCTTAGCTTTAGGTCAGTCTAGTGATGTTATTGTAAGAAAAGTACTTGAGACTACAAAAATAACTCAGCACCAAGCAGAGTCTTTAACAAGAACTTCTATTACTAGCACTCAAACAGCAGCTATGAACCGGGTTATTGAGGAAAATAACGTAGTACTCTCTGGTTACATGTTTACTGCAATTTTAGATGCTAGAACAAGTCCTACCTGCCAGTATCACAACGGTAAGATTTATGCTGTTGATGACTACACTTGGAGACCTCCACTGCACTGGCGTTGCCGCTCTACTATGGTCCCAATACTAAAGAGCCAAACAGAGCTAGCGGCTACAAACTCTAGTAGGCTAAACCAAGCCATGCTAGCTAAAGCAAGTCTTGTTGCTTTTAACGGAGCGCCTCCTGCTAGAGAAAGCTTTTCTGAGTGGTTAAAAAGACAACCTATGAACATTCAAACTACGGTTTTGGGTTCAGAAGATAAAGCTAGCTTGTTTAGACAAAACTTACTTAAAGTAGAAGAGTTTGTAACTCCCTTAGGAAAAGTCTTTTCAATTGAGGCTTTGCGTAGGAAAGCAGCACAAATTACTTCCTTGTACCGACCTAGACAAACAGTAGGTGACGTTGTGGCGTTTAACATTAACGTTGCTAAGCCTTCTACCTTACTTAGCTCTAGTGAAGCAAAGAGTGAACTTCGTTCTTTATTTATTAACGATGCTGGCGACTTTAACAGTACGTTAGCTCTTACAGACTTTAAAGGAACTTCCTTAGTTGGTAAGCAAGCTACTCGAAGAAGAACTGCTAACGAGTTTGATGAACGTAACTTTATTACTGACTCTTTCACAGGAGAAGTTAAGAGTAACCTCAGGTACGACCCAGACTTTACTTTGTACCAAGAACGTATTGACTTTATGCGTAACTCAAAAGACTTAACCAAAGATCAAAAAGATTTTATTGAGTCCTTTGCTACAAGCTTAGATGACAGTGTTTCTGTTAACCAACAAACTGTGGCTATTGAAAACCTAAGAGTAGTGTTTCAGCGTTACAACAACGACAAACTCCCTTGGGAAAACTTTGCTTCTGTTATTCGCTCTGAAAACAGGTTTGCTGTCCAAAACGTTTCACGACTTCTTGACACACGTTCTAGACAACGTAGTGACCTGTTTGGTGGGTTTAACAACGACGACTCACCTAAGGTCCAAATCTTAGGGAAGTACTACAGTGTACAAGACCTACAAGACGACTTTTTAAAAGACACACAGTACGCCGCTCGTTGGAGAGACACTGTTGGTTCTAAGTTAGCAACACAAGTTTACTTTAGAGGTAGGTCACCT